TTAATTTGAAGTTAGCACCTTCCCAAAAATCAAATGGGTTGATTGGCTTTTCATCTTCAAAAGCGGGTTGCATTGCTTCAGTAATCTTATCAAAAATCTTTTTACCAAATTTGAAAATCTTTACTTGACCCTCATTCTCTGGATGTTTCGGGTCTGAAACTACCAAGATATTAGCATAATATGATAACTTTCTTTTTCTCTTTCGAGCAATGTCTTTATCACTATCAACACCAGTATTCCACAACCTAGTATTCTCTTCTGAAACCGGGTCTTTGGCACCTGTAGTTGTTAATGAGTTTTCAATATACCAACCACCAGGTCCTTGAAAGGCATGAGACCATAGTCTAATCCATGGCATGTCTTCTTTTTCACTAGCAGGTAGAAATCTGATAACTGCATAACCATTTCCAGTTTTATCTAGTTCTGGTTTCCAGATTCTATCGTCTTGATATTTGTTATTTGATTTTGAGTCCTCAGGATTGAGGTTTTGTTCTAATGCTTTTGTAAGCGAATCAAAGTTAGAACGGCTTTGTTTTAGTTGTTCGAAATCCATATTATTATATCTCCTATATTAATGTATTCGTATTGTTGTATGTGTCTGTATAAACGACATTACTATTTATACAAGTTTTCAATGCGTCTGTCGTGGGATTTGTTGGAACGCACCCACAATTTTCCAGGAAGAGTCCAATGTCTATGAAAGATTGGTCCTTACTCGAAACTAAACAAGGTGTCTTCAACCACTCGGCCGTAACCCTCCTTGCCCATGCCTTTAGCCCTCTTAAGCTATGTTCAGCCAGACAGATAACTATATTGTACATTATAATTACTTTACGCATTGTTTCTATTATACACTATTTGTCGAAAATGGCAACCATTTCCGGGTAATCAATGTATAATAAATTCTTTATATCCTTCCATTCTTCAATTGGTAAATCAGTCTTGTTTGTTGGTTCTTTATGTCTATCTTTGCCATAAACCACACTATTTACCTTATAAAATGTAGTATCAGGAAACGCCTCAAATAGTGCTTTCCATTGTCTAATCCAGTTCTCACATGGAGTTGGTCCATGTTCTTTGGTAACATAGTGTTTTCTACCAGCATATAAATTGTTTACCTTTGCTGTATCACTATAAAGGTCATGTCCTATCAAAAATGCCTTTTCAGGTCTATTCTGTTTACATGCAACATAACCAGATGTTGGTCCTGCTGACCAACCTAAATCTTTCATAATACCTGGTTTCTCTTCCATGATATCATCTAAACTGTTTGAGTATTCTGGTGTATTAATCCAACTTACATACACCTTACTCTTGTTGACCCATTCTTTGTCTCTTTTTTTATTCTGTTTTATAATTGTGGCCATGCCTTGTAAGTTAGAACCGTGCATAACAAAATATTCAGCATTGCCTCTTTCATTTGTTTGTAGTATATCATCTTCCAATAATTTGTCAACCTCTTCCTGTGGAAGTCCAGAATTTAACATTAACTTATATGTACCAGCAGGCACTTTAGTCCAACCTCTACACCACATTTCATGCCTTTGTGCATAGCCTGAATGGTATACTTCGTGCATTATCCCCTGGTCAACAGTAATCAAAACATCAGGAATAAAGTCTTTGTATATCGCATTACAGGCGTATGTCTTACCAAAGGGCTTTAATGTTTCTAAATCAAAGCCTTTTCTACTTGTTCCATTTCCTATACAGAATACATTAGCCATAATAGTGATTTAATAATCCACTAGCGAATACAAATATTGCAACGCCATTTAAAAATATTAATGCTCTATCATGCCACATCATACCAACAATTAACCAACCTGCTACACCTATTAAATGAAATACAATATTAATAGGATATAAATTAGCACTTGTTAATGCCATAGCAACGATAATGAATACACTACTTGCCCATTTAAGGTACCATGATAGGTCACCTTTTGGTGTTACTTTTTTAAATACTCTTGTTGAATTTAAGGCCTTAATTTTATCACTCAATTTGCCTGGTGTAAATGTATTACCAAATTTATCTTTTATTTCTTTACCTGTCATTTATAAAAACTTCTTTCATAATTAGTTTACATTCTGTTTGATTATACTTCACAAATGGTTTATACTTTTTCATTCTTTTTGACCAAATAGGCCAAATATACTTCTCTTCAATTTCCTTGTCCCAATTCTTAAATATCTGCAAATAGTGGTCGAAACATATGGCGGTTTCGATACTAATTTTTTGTGCCATAAGTAGGCGTAGCATTCTAGGATGTTGTCCACTAACCACGCCAAGAACATCATCAAAAGAAATCCTGTCGTCATTAAGAACATTAGCAACCACATTACAATCGTTTCGAAACATATACGAAAAAGATTCGTTCCTTTTTCGCCATGCCATGTATTGGTCGTGTCCGTCTTTTCTTGAAAGGTCACCTATCCACTTTTCCTTATCGTTAATAAAGTTTGCAACGAAATAGTTGATAACTTCTTCTCTATTATATTTTTGACTAATCTTATGAAAGAAATACCTATCATTTCTTTTTGTAAAGGTCTCCAGTTTACAATTGACCTTACCATCATACTTAAACCAATCATAACTTGGTGTGGTAAAGTGAAGTTTGAGACCAAGATATATTTTAAATACTGCAAATCCATCATAATTCATAGAGGTAATACGGCTGTCTTCTCCAATAAGTTAAGTTTTTGACACTCAATAGATATCTTTTCTTTAAGTGCTTTAGAAATCAGTTTACCAACTGTTTCTGGTTCAATGTTATTTTGTTCACAATAATGCAATATACATTCCATATAGGACATATCTGGCATTTCTTTTCTTTGTGCTTCGATTAATAAACTAAATTCTTTGCTATTCATATTACTATAATACTATATTATGTGCTGTTTGGCAAGCTCTTTGTTCACCTTTTCAGCAGTTTCTAAAATATTTAATTCACTACCCATATTTCTGGCCATTGAAATAAATGCCTCTACATCTTTTGGAAAACAAGAGCCACCATAACCTAGACCATGTTCACCAGGCACATTCATATGACTTGTACCTATTCTTTCATCTTCTTGTACCAATAATCTTATTATATCGTAATCTATGTCTGCCTTTTTACATAACTGATACAACTCATTAAAGAATACAACTTTGGTTGCCAAATAAGAGTTTTTAATATATTTGGTCAGTATTAATGTCTCTAATTTGTGAGCAGAAAATCTATTATAGTTATGGTAAAATACTTCAAACCAAAAATCTACATTACCACAGCACATCATATGGTTTTGTTTCTTCATATCTTCTACTGCTGTTTTCTCTCGTAAGAATTCAGGAGAATAGGATAAGTCTCTAACTTCGGTATTTAATTTACCAAAACCGACCAAATCTATTGTGGATTTTATTAATATCGGCACATCCAAGAAATCAAAATTTTGTAATACTTCGTCTATAATGGTAACATCACATTTACCATTGATTGTTGGTGTTGGCAATGCAACAATAATACCATCTACTTTGATACTATCACAATAATGGTTTAGTTCTTTATCTACTTTGATTATTTTGTGGTGTTCTTTTAGAATTTCATGTAAGGCTTTGCCAACATGGCCTTCACTACCCAATAATATAATATTCAATTTTATACCTTAATTTCTTCTGCTTGATTTTCTTCTTCTGGTGGTGCCATTGAGCAACCAATTTCTTTTAATTTTGTTAAATGAACCTTATCTGGTCCTATTTCCATAATAATCAGTTGTTTCAAACCACCTGCTAATTCTTCTACATTTTGAGAAACAAATGTCATACATGTAGCGTAATCCTTAAACGCATAATTTTGGTGCCATCTTAAATTATCTTCACCATTGGGAAAGGTAACTATGGCATATATGAAAAAGGCCTTTAAACTTATTGTAGATAACATTTTACTCTCCTGTAAAGTGCCGGTTTCTGTTACGAGGTACCGGCAAACCCTAAACAGCCTAAGCTGCTAATGCAAAGTTATTATCGTTTGCGTTTAATTAGCATTTAAGGTTGCCACCTATTAATCTCTTACAATTTTCTCAACACCTGTCGAACCTACCACACCCCCCAT